GCTAGGTGCTTTACTTAACTCACTAAATGAATTGTGATACATTGTAATACATAACGCTACAACGCACATCAAACCACATAAACGCTTCATAGATAACCTTCCATTATCTTCGGTAAAAAATTGCTTCATCTTAATTAGTTGTATCGGTTTTAGTCTTACCCCAAAAGTTCTTTTTCTCTTTAATCAGGATTGTATCGTGAATGTAGATTGTATCAACTTTAAATTGACTTATCTCACTCTTTAGTTCACTAATTTCGCTTTTCATTTGGGTAATGGTTGCAACTGCATTTGTAACTAATTGTTTTTCCTTTTTAGTTGCCTTTGCTAGAACTGTTGCAGATTTTACATTAGTTGCATTTACTTGCTTCATTAATTCCTCAAACTCAACATCCTTGTCAATCTTTTGAGCAGATACCCCGCAACCAAATAAGAATAAAATAAATAAATATTTCATTAGTTAATCTTTTGAATTTTACCTAATTGCTCCAAAGTAGAAAGTTTGGTACTTGCTGCTGCTAAACTTGAATCACATTTGCGTAAAGCATTTGTAACTACATCCAGCCTAGTTTCTAGTTTCTCAATCTTTACATCTTGATTTTTAGCCTGACCTTGAAAGGTAGAACGCACATCAACATATAAATAGCCAATGGCTACTAAAACCACAAACAAAGTACCTACAACAGGGTTGGATGCAAATTCCTTAAATTTAATTGGTATCATATTATAACTTTTTATAAATTCCTATTGAATATTGGTTAGTTGTTGCACCTAGCGTAAATAAGCCATTTTTAGGCATTTTAAACGCTAACCCAAAGCCAAACCCTACTTTCTTGTCAAACTCCCTATAATCGCCTAAAACACCCCAATAAACCGCAAATTTAGGTGGCATTATCTTCGTTGTTTCTATTCTTATCGTTTTCTCTACGAAATGCCCTCCATATCCCCTTCCAAGTATCTTGTTTTGGCTGATGGTGTCGCTGACATAAACATATTGTGCAGAATCCAGCTTTAAGGTATCGTAATACGCATATACTCGGTTATAATCGGATATTATGCGAATTGTATCGTGAACCTCATCTATTTTAACGATTGTGTCTAAAACTACAAAAGGGATGCTTTCACCCCTCTTATATTTTACTATGTTTTTAACCTCTACGATAGTATCGTACTTCGTTATTACTATCGGCTTTGTTTCTTTCTTTGGCTCAAGAACCAACACTAAAACCGCTATTATCAATATGGCAGTTATTATATCCCTCATCGGTCTTGTTTGTTTTGCAATGCAATAGAAAGTTTATTTATTTGGTCAAGGATATGGTCTAGCTTTTTATAGATTTGGTCATCTTGCTTTTCAACCATACTTACACGGATTTCTAATTCTTTTAATTTAAGACTTATCTTAACATAAATTCCGATTAAACCAGCAATGATAATGATGGCTTGACCAATAATAAATAAAGTTGTGTTCATTACAATTCTTCTTCTTCTTCTTTAATAAATGTGATACCTGTAACCCAATCTTCAAGGAATGTAAAATGCTCTAAACCTTGTGGATTTACCACAGGAATCGGTGTAAAGTCAAACTCCTTGTTGCTTAATTCTTTAACTTGTTCGGTTAATTTCTTAATAGCTTCTTTAGTAAAGCGATATTCACCTTTTTCATTAAGCACTAAACAATCTTTGTCATCTACTTGAGCATTGTCTAATCTTAATTCTTCAACTTTAGCTTGATAATCTTCGTGATGGGGTTTAACCTTTTCATAAATTTTGTAGAGTTTTTTAGCCGTTTTTGTTTCTTGACCAACTACTTGATTTAAGTTGTAGATTAATTGGTTGAGTTGTTGATATTTCATTTGATTGATTTTTTTACAAATATAGTTAATTGTTATAGGTTTTCTTTATTACCATTTTTTTCTTTTTTCATCATCAGTTTTTAATCCTATTAATATTGCTATTATAAAAATTATTATTAAAGGTATTGCTGACATATGTTAATTGTTATAGGTTTTCTATCTCTTGTTTTACTTCTTGCCAATAATTACGAGCCTTATATGGATTAGTTTTAATTATCTCATCTACCGCTATTAATGCTGATATTTTAGAATTATCACACTCCCTACAATTAAATGTAAATAACTCTATTAATTCAAATGCCTTTTCTTTTGGTGTCATAATATTGGTTTTGCCAAAATTAGTACTATTCGGTTACTTCAGCAACTACTTCAGGAACTATTGGTTCAGGCACAGGTGGAACATAATCCCCTATGATTGTAACATCAATTTGAGTTGCAATCCAATCATAAGCATATTGATTTGTTTGCCAATCAGCATAATCTTGTCCTGTCATTGTTAAGTTGCCTTGAGAAAGTTGTGTCATAGTATCACTTAAAAGTGCATAGTAAAAGGTAGCTGAAGTGCTTAAATTATCACTAATGCAATTAGCGTTTAAGATTATTGCAGTTCCTAAATTTAGTGGGAATACCACAGGTTCAATTGTTTTCATTTTATTTTATTTTATTATAAATCTGTTGATTTTACTGCTAGTAAATAATAAGTACCACCATCTATTTCTACTTGTATTGTTCTTGTTGCAGAATATAAGGTGCTTGTATCTTGCCCTAATTTCCAAGGCTTTGCAGTTCCGCCACTTGGTGTTCCTGTCTTTATTGAGCCTGATGCTATCTCTACATCCCCCCCACTTGTAATACGCATTCTTTCTCCATAAGAACCTGCATAAGTTTGAAAAACTATATCAGCATAAGTTGATGAATTTTGAACCGCACCTATATAAGCCTCTGCAGCACCACCAACACCAAATGCTATACCTGTTGTAATACCTGTAGTAGCACCTGTTGTTTCAAGTCTTATATTAGCTCCAGTTCCATTATAGGCTGTTGAGTTATATGCATTTGCTGCTAAATTTTTTACATATAAATATCCATCACTACCACTTGCATTGTTTATAACGACTCTCCCTCCACTTGTAATACGCATTCTTTCGGTAAAGGAAGATGTAGTTCTAAATATTATTGCACCAGTAGAACCATTATCAACATATCCATTTGTACCATCTGCAAATAATTGTAAAGAACCTGTTCCACCACCTCTTAACATAATAGCACTTCCTGAAGTTCCATCAGTAGTTAAAGTTGTATAACCTGCTGCTATTACTAAAGGCGAACTTGTTCCTATACCTACATTGCCTGTTGCAGATATAGTCATTCTAACATTGTTAGCGGTAGCGAATTGAATAGGAGAATCACTTGCATCACCACTACGCAAAACTAATGCAGAACCTAATCCTGCTGCTATACCTGTTCCATCTGCTCTATTAATACCAATAGCAGAATAAGTATTGCCACCTGTTTGGCTCATTACAAATTGAGGAGCAATAGTATTAGCAGAAGCAGTAACTGTTATACTATTAGCTGCCGTTACACTACTAGAGAATGTAGCTGCTCCTGTGGAGGCTGCAATTTGAAATGGCGTAGTTGCTGCCGTTTCATCATAAACATAAAACTTACTTCCTTCTCCGTTTAATTGCCAAGATTGAGCAGTTGCATTTGTTTTATTAAATTGTATTCCTGCTCCTGTTCCTTTTGATAAAACTAAAGTATTACCACTGGAATTTGTAACATTTAAAGTTCCACTAAACCTTCCTGTACCATTAACATCTAGCATATAGGTAGCTTCCGTAGGTGTTCCTATTAGTAATCTACCTGCTGCCGTTAAGGTCATTGCTTGGGTAAAGGTTATAGCGTTACCTGCCGTTCCTGAAGGAGCGTTGAACCAAGCGTGAACACCTGCTGCCGTTTCATTTTGTGAATAATAAGTTGCATTTGTATTTGATAAATACTTCCAACCACTTGTATATACCGCATTGGATGAATAAATAGCTTGTACATTTGAGTAAGCACTAAATGCCGTATATCCAATTTGAAAAACAGGTTGTATAGTATTCCACGCACTCGGTGTAACTCCTAATCCTAAATTGCCTGAAGAATTTAAGGTCATTCTTAATGCTGCTGCCGTACCACTTGCTTGACTACTATTTGTATAAAAACTAATAACTCCACCACTTTGATAATAATAAGCAGATAATGCCCCTGTTGAATCGTGTTGCGGAGTACCTCCATTAATGTTAAAGTTATAACCACCTGCAAAACCACCACCACCATCATAAATAGCAACACGACTAAATGAAAAGTTATTAAGCCTATATTCTGTTGCTGTACTTATATTACCTGAAAAACTTGCACTTGTTCCACCCAAAGCACCTGTTAAAGTTCCTCCCGCTAATGGTAGATATGTTGAAGCCGCTGAACTTGTTGTTAAGTAAGTTGAATTATCATAAGAAATAGTTGTTCCGCTAATCTTAACAAAACCCGTGCCACTTAAAGCCGCTTGTTTGCCATTAAATGTTGTCCAATCCGCACTTGATAATGCACCTCTATTTGCTGCACTCGCAGTTGGTACATTTAAAGTAATTACAGGGGTTGTTGTACTTGTTGCAACTGTTGAACTTAAATCCGTTCCACTTGTTCCTATTGTTAAAGCAGCTACGCTTGTAACTGTTCCCCCACTTGAAGGTGAAGTATTTGTTATAGTAAAGTTTGGATAAGTTCCTGTTACACTAATTCCTGTACTTGCAGTTAAAGCAACCACTTGGTCAGGAGCAGAGTTTGTTATAACACCTGTTGTATTGTTATAACTTATTCCTGTACCTGCACTTAAAGAACCTAAAGTAATATAGTTAGAACCATTAGTAATTTGGTTGTTGTTTGTAGGGATTGTTATTACCCCTGTTGTTGAGTTATAAGCACCACTACCTGCAACGAATGATAAAGCTAATCTTGCCCTTGAATCCGTAAAGTAAAGGTTACCACTTTCAGTAACTTGTGCAGTTGTATAATCTCCACTTGTTGCTACCACTGCTCCTGTTCTACCGAATACCGAAGTAACAGGATAAGATATGTCGCTTGTTAAAGCTATCGTTCCTGTCGCATTAGGAAAAGTAAAAGTATATCCTGTTGCAGATGGCAAAGTAAATGAATTACTAATACCACCACCACTTGTGAACTTAACCCCATTGGTTAACCCACCTAAATTCATATATCCTGCTAATGAGTTACTTGAAGCATTCTGCAAGAATATTCCACCATTATTTTTAGTAGCATCCGAGAAAGTCTTTGTACCACCAACTGTTTCATTGCCTGTATTATGAACTACTGCTGAATCTAAAGCGTATGTGCTTGAATCAACTGTGCCATCAGCCTTTAAGAACTGACTTGATGTGCCACCACTCTTTACTAAAGTAGTTGCGTTTAATGTACCTATTATCGTTGCTGCGTTTCCGCTTCCACTTGTCTTGTTTATGTATAATCCTTCGCCACTACCACCTTTAGTAATATTCAAAGCAATCCCTGCACCGCTTGAATGATTGATAGCAAATGTATCACTACCACCATTTGATGCAAAAGAACCTGTTGCACCTGTAATAACATCAGCAGTCAAATTAAATGTACCTAAATCAACATTTGCAGTTGCACCTGTGTAGGGAACATAACTTGTTAAGGCTGAACCATAATTAGGGATATTTAATGTCGCACCTACTAATGTACTTGCTCCGCTTGTTCCTGTAGTAGTTAGCGTTATAGCGTTCTGCTTATTGTTAAAAGTTGTGAAATCTGCTGAAGTAAGATACCCATCTACCGAACTCGTAGCAGCAGCCATTGAAATAGCTGGTGTTGTTCCCCCACTACTTACAACAGGTGCAGTACCGCTTACCGCAGTTACATAGCCTGTTAATATCGGAAAGGTTGTTAAGTTTCCTGCTCCGTTTACATATTGAAGATTAGTTCCGTTGAATCCTATGTTAATCGTTCCGCTTGTAGTAATCGGTGAGCCTGTGATATTTAAAGAATCTCCTGTTTCAGTAACCGCAACACTCGTAACTGTTCCTGTAGCTCCTGAAGCCCTTTGCCATATAGAACCGCTATAAATAACTTGGTCTCCTACCACAAAAGCTATCGGACCAGCACCGAAGTCAACTGTACCTGCAACATTACATAAGTAAACATCACCTTGATTTCCTGTGCCATTTACAAGGGTTGGTGTGTTAGTAGCAGCATTCCAAGTTCCCTTATATTCCATAACGGAATTAGGTAATTGACTTACTAAAATCTTACCATTTACATCAAGTCTTGGCACACCATTTGCAACATCAAATCCTAATGAAGTCAATACCCCACTTGTTCCAATAATTACATCTTGTAAATTTCTCACTTTCGCACCTGCTGAAACAACTATTTGATTTGCCATCTTATATTAATTTATAACTAAATTATTGAAATAATGCCCTAATAAACTCCCCACTTTCTAATACCCTTCCAAATGTCAATACCCCTGTTGTACTATTCCACTTCACTTGCTCATCCACTGCCGTTCCTGTCGTTAAAATATCTTGAACATCAATACCACCACGAGAAACATAAAGACAAGCCTTGCCTATCATATCGCCATAAGTAATAGTAGTTTCTCCACCTGCTGCAACAGTTCCCTTTGTGTAAACCGCACCTCCAGCAACAATTACAACCCCTTCAGGATTGATTGAAGTTCCTGTTGTTGCATAAGCACCTGTACCCTGTAACGATACACTATACGTTGCTATGTCCTTATAAGGTGCGTTAATTTGTAAACTTGTCAAATTGCAATCCCCACTAATTACTACCAAACCATCAACTCCGTTGTCAATAACAAACTTTACTAAAATTGTAGTTCGGTCTTGTTGTTGCTCAAGTAAGAATAAATAGCCATAACCATCCAAAGTTATAAGACCATCACAAGTTACACTCCAAGAAGCTATGTCGTTCTTAAACTCCCTATACCAAGCACTCGTTTGGCTTGTTACTTCTTTTTGGTCAACATTTACACTAAATGTGCAATTTGTTGAACACGAAAAAGCAATATCCCTACCTGCTGGATAAGCACCTGAAGGTGGTTCAAAGTAGTATAAAATTATATTGTTGCCCTGTACTTTATCTGCCATATTGCAAATTTAATCTTTTTATGAATCTATGTATTTTATTGTTTCAGTTGATTCGTTATCTACATCCGTAATCTCTATAATTTGCATTGAATCAACTTCATCTATTTGTGGAATAATACTTGCTCTATTTAAAAGGAACTTTTTACCATCGTAAGTTAAAGGAGTTGTATTTGGGTCAGTAACTAAATAAACTTTATCTAAATAGTTTAGTCCTTTTTCAGTTTGAAATGAACCCAAATCCGCTTCTAATGTGCCAAAATTCTTACTTAATAAATTTGAATATTGTCTAGCTATAAGCATTTGTAATAAAGGGAAACTTTCAACATTTGGATATCTAAACCAATTTTTTAACACATTACCACTTGAATCATATAAAACACCTAAATTATTAGTTAATAATCCTACTGTGTATCTAAATTCAGCATAACTGCCATAATCTTGTTTTAATTCTTTTATATTGTTATTTCCTGTTCCTATTTCTCTTGTAACATTAATTGAATTTGTAATAAATGAACCTTGTGTCAATTTTACATTTCTAAATAAAATAGCATTGTGGTCAGTTCCTTGTTGGCAAAATATTTTAATTAAAACATAACCACCCCATTGCAATCCAACACCAACAGGAATTGCTGGATATGTCATATTAACACTTATTGAATATGAATTAAATTCATCTCTATATGTATCAGGAGTAAATGGATTATCTATTGTAAGATATGTTTGAGTTGTTTGCCAAGTATTTGCACTATTATAATAATATGATGTAACACCCCTCACTAATCTTATCTCTACTTTACCAACTATATTAGGTAGCATTATGTGTTCTAATGATAATGTAAATTCTGGTCCAACCATATATGGTGCATATAGTGTTGCACTAAATGGAACAGGTGGTACATTTTGTAAATATGCAGTTGCACCAGCCGATGCAGATGTTAAAAGATTTATATTATTAAAATTAGAATCAGGTACAACTTCAATTAAATTAGTTGGATATGTTCCTGTTGAATAATACAAAAACCATCCAAATACTGACAAAGAATCAGGAGTTGGTGTATAGTTTTGCAATCCTTTAAATGTTCCATTATGAATATAATTATTAGGATAATTAAAATCGTATGTTAATTTTATTTTTGGATATCCTTTTCTAACTATTTTGGTTTGACTATTATTTATAAAATGAACATTACCTTCTGCGTATGGCTCAATAGTTACATCTTTATCAAATACACCGCTTCCTGCATTAGCTAAACTTGGATAAATTTGATAATTAGTATAGTATCTTGTATCATTTGCCATTTCGTTGATAGCTAATAATTGCCATTTACCATCCGATTGAAATAACCTACAACCAAATGATTTAACAATATTTTCAAGTACTTGATAGTATGTTACTCCTTGAATATCCCTTCTATATTGATATGTTTGGTCAAATGGTTCTTCCGATGAAGCATCATCCCTTGTGTACATTCCTTCAGCATAATACGAACACGATGTCAATAAATCAATAGCTTCAGGATATAATATTGCATTTAATATTTCTGCAATTATATCCATATAATTAAATAAAGAATTAACTGTTTGTTCTTCTACAAAATCAAATGTATTGTATTCTAAAAATGATAACCCATCTATGGCAATCATATCTACTTGAATATATCCTGTTGTAAATGGTACTTGAACATAGTCATTAAATAAAAATCCACACCATAGCAAAGTATCTTCATTTAATAATTTAACAAAATACTTTCTATCATCAAAACTTAATAATTGCGGAAAATCATCATAATTTTCATCCGATACAAGAAAAGAAATATTTAATTGAGATGAAACTATTGCTGCCAATGGTTCATCTTCACTTGCATTAGAATTTAATTGAATATTTACTGCATCATAATTTATTACTAAATCAGTAGTATAATCTCTTTCGTAAATATCTACATATAAATTTGTTCCATCTCTCAATGCTTGTGTTAATCTATATTTTATTCCGTATGCCATTATACTAAACTTATGTTTTGACCTTTTAAGAATGATGATTTTTGCGTTCTATTTATTGCAACCAATAAATCTTGTCCTCTTAATACAAATGAACCGCCTCCAGCATTTCCGCCACCACTCATTGCACCTGCACTAAATGTAGTGTTAAGCATTCCGCTTAATTTACTTAAAGGTATAACGGCTTCAGGACCAGCTTCTCCAATTAATGCCATTGAAGGACCATTTGTAATACCTCCTGTTGCTCTTGGACCTGAATAACCAAATGCACTTTGTAAAGCACCACTAGCAGCAAAAATCGCTTTTAGTTCAGGGAATGCAGTTAGTATAGCTTGAAATATTGTTGCTTGAATAACCGCAGAAGCGATTGACATTGCAATATTTCTAAACATTTGACCAACCGCCTCTAATGGATTAGTTCCTTGCTCCATAGCATCAAAAACACTCATTAAACCATTTGTTACACTTCCAGCTAATAAATTAGCAAAGTTTTCGTAACTGTTGTTTAATTCTTTTAATTTTTTTTCTTCTAAATCATAATTACGTACATTTTCTCTTACAACCTTTCCTATACTATTTTTATATGGGTCTGCATTATCCTTTCTAAATTTCTTTGTAAATTCACTTTCTTTTACAGGTGCATCTTTATATTCAAATTCAATATAAGACAAGTCTAATTTTTGAAATCTTTTCTTATATGTTTCAATATCCATTAATTGTTTAGCTAATTCATATTTTAAATTAGCAGAAAATTCAACTAAAGCATCTATTGTTTTATCTGCTCCTTTTTTAACTGTATCAGGAGTATCAAATTTTAATACATCAGATAATGTTGTAAATAATGATGATTTTGCTCTTTCAATAGCTTTTTGAGCATCTAATAATGGTTTTACATATCTTGCATCAACTTGACCTCTTAAATATTCGGTTGTAATACCTTGTTCTAATTGTTTTGTAGTTGCTAATTGTGCATTTCTTTCTTTTTGTCTTTCATCTATTAATTTCTTATAAGCAGTATTAGCAGCAGTTAAAGCATCTATATAATTTTTTTCTTTACCAATTGCATCTTTTTGAACGGCAGCTAAATTATTTATTGAGTTTAAATACTTGGCAGTATAAGAATCAATATTTTTTACATCTAAATCTTGTATTTGTTTATTATCTGAATATAGTTTTTTAAACTCTTTTAAGGCGTTTTTTCTTGTATTAATATCAACTCCTTTATTTGATATAATACCGCCTAATGCTCCACCTAATAATTGACTTGATTGAGCAGCACCTGATATTTTATAAATATCATCATTTAACTTTTTAAGTTCTTCTCTTAATTCTTTTATTTTTTCGGATGAACCTGAAAATGCTTCTCCTATTTGTTTAGAAAATACAACTGCTAAAGAAGATACTATACCTAATACAACACCAAGTCCTGCTGGACCTGCTAACCCATCTATCATTGCAGTTAAAGCCTTTTTAGTGCCTCCTTCCGTTTTGGCTAATCGTTGGAATGATTCCAACATTGGGTTAAGGTTATTTGCTATACCTATAATTCCATAAGGAGCATCTTGAGCAATCCTTGAAAAGTTTACAAGTGATTGAGTTGCATCACCCATTGGTTTTGTAGTTTCACCAATTCTGCTATTTAAATGTGCAATTTTATTTTCAAGAAATGTAATATTAGTATTTAAAGCAGTAATTGCACCAACATCAGTTGACTTTTTTAAAGTAGCTTGAAATTGTCTTAATTGATTTTGTGCTTTTATTAATTCAGTTTGTAATACCGAAACATCCGCATCAATACTTATCCAAAACTTATCAAATGACTCTGCCATAATATTTTAATTTACTCCGTACAACTTTAGTGTCCTTGCCAATTGGTCGCTTGTTAACATTACCTTTTCTTCTTCTACTTCCAAATCATCAATCGCTGGTATGTTCCAAAAAGACTTTATACTCTTGGGTGATTTTTCAGTTGTGTTACTTAAATATACAATATAGGCAAGGTTTCTAGTCCTTGCCCATTCGTTTAACTCTTGTTTTTCTTTACCCATTACGATAATAGAAAAGTCCTTCCAAGTCATATCCCAAAACTCATTGGGTCTTATATTGCATTCAGCAGCCTTAACTAAAATATCATCCCACCCTAGCTTTATTAGGCTTTTTTTTTTCTTCTTTAGGTGTTCCTTGTACTGCCATAACTGTATGTTCTACAATGTATTTTAAGTACAAAAGGATTTGTCCTTCAGGATTAAAAATACCGCCTATTTCATCAATCCAATCGCAAACATCATCTTCGGTAAATTCCACTTCTTGTTTGTTAGTAATACAACCTGATTTATATCCGATGTGTATTAATTTAACAATGTTATCCAAGTCATATTGGTTACCACCTAAAAACTCAAAGTACTTATCTATTGTGATGTCTTTTGCTTTACAAAATTCCCTCATTGACCAAGTACCCCATTTTAATTGAATTGTTTTGTTGTTTAGTTTTAATTCAAACATAGGTTTATGCAGTTTCAGTTTGTGTTAATGGTGGCAATGTTACTACGAAAGTTGCAGTAAATTTAACATCATCTTTATCAGCAGCGTTTACTTCAAAGTCGCTAATAAATACTTGACCTGAATAAACAATATCACCTGTGGTTGGTGTTGCTTTACCCATCTTCATATTGAAGGAAGTTTTAGCAGCGTGAGCAGCATACAATTGTTGATAAGAATCCTTACTTGGACTTCCTGTTTCATCAATTGCAAATCCTTCGCCTTTGAATGATTGAGTAAATGAAGGACCAGCTTGATATTGGTCTCCACATTTTGAAGTTGCATCAATAGTGTTTACAGTTGATGTCATTGAGTTTGTTGTAAGACAAGCAACGGCTTTGAATGTTGCGTCATTGTCTATGTCAGCGGTAAGAATATAATCTCTTGCTGATACTTTTGTTTCTGCCATTTTATTTTAATTTTGAGTTATTATTAAATTATAAGTTATTATTGTTCTCCATATATTATCCGAAGGATTTAAACCATCCAAATTTCTAATTGCACCCACCACCAAACTTGTAGCATAAAACCCATTTGTAAGGGTAATATTCGTTTCCGAGTTGATTGCAGCTAGTATTAAATCGCTTATTGTTTCGGCTCTTTTATATCCAAAGTTACTATTTTTTATTACAATGTCAACATCAATGGTAACCGAGTTAGTGTAACTGATTTTGCCTTGTTCTTGTGCCGATGCCCTTCCGTTCATAATTACATATTCATTCACTCCGTTATCAGGTGCGTAACCATCGTAAACAGGCAATCCGCTTGAACTTGTTAAGTTGGTATAAAACCATTTCTTTATTTCTATATTAGGATTTAACATCTTTTATTACATTTTGTATGTTTTTTCTCAAAACAGGTATTTCATTTTCAAAAGCAGGTATTAAGTAAGGTCTTGGTCGTAGGTTTATTTTTCTTATTCCTTTGCCTTTAAATTGAATTGCAAAATCTTCATATCCAGCAGGAACATTAACTAATCCACCTGTGCCAAATTCAACATAAGGTGCATATTTTAAACGACTGCCAACTGTATATACAATTCTTTTATCCTTAAAAACACTTTCTAATTGAATTGAATTTCTTAATGTACCATTATCAACAGGGGATGCCCTTCTTGCTTTACTTTGAATATTCAACGCAGATGCGTTAACCTCATTAGCAACTTCTTTCTCCACTTGTATAGGTAGTTTACCCAATTTTTTAATTAGTGCATCTAAACCTTCAATTTTAAATGAAATATCATTTGCCATTAGAAATACATTAATATTTCGTAAAATCTAAATTGGTTTTCTACATCCTTCAAAGAATGAATTACATAAGTATCGCCTTCTGCCAATATTTTGTAGTTATTTGTGATTGTAACATCATAACGGACAAATAGCTTTGCAGCCCTTGTATATGTTATTTGAGCATCCATTAACTTTCTGCTTTCATCCATAGGTCTAAAATCCCCAAATACTGTTTCTTGTAAGGCATAGGTAGTTGTGTAGCCACCTTGCCCATCAGCGGTGATTGTAGGCACATATAAGCCTATTTCCGAGTACATTGTGTTGGCATCAACATAGTTTGCCTTTTTGCTTCCTATCCTCATAATATTGGGCTTATTCTTGTCCAACGTTGACACGCTTTCCAAGTCTTTTCACAAATACCTGTATCACTATCTAATCCTCTATTTTCGTAATCGTAGCTAACTTGGTCTAATATAGCAATCTTTAAATCGTTCGGAATAGTTGCGTAACCTACCACATAAGTAGCCTTTAAGTTTTGGAATTGTGGTCTTTGTAATTGTGGGAACTTACCACCTACTAAAGTGTAATCAGCAGCAACAATAGTATCTCCGTTTTGGTCTATTAATGATGTAAAACTATTCATCGGACCATAAGGCAACTGGAAGTTACCATCCCAATTTGTAAACCATACAACCGCAGTTTTAGGTATTAAACTTAATCCTGTACCTACTTCAACCGCTTCCCTTGCTTGTTTAATCATTAAGGTAATTTGGTTATCATCAACATTTGTAGTAACCCTACAATACAATTTTGCCTCTGCTAATGTAACAGGTTCAACAACTGTACCTATGTCGGTCAAAGTAAAATCAATGATAAAATTATTATATGACATACATCTTTTTTACAAATTTACAATAAATATAATAAAAAACCCCACCGATTAAGATGGGGTCTTTATTTTCTATTCTATAATCAATTAAGCATTGATTGAAGCGTAGATTGCAGAAGTTGGTTGCATCAAGTTGATGTCCTCATAACACTCAATTCTTGCAGTAACCATATTTTGTTGGAAGTTAGATGCGTTCTCATAAGAAAACTCAATAGCTAATCCTTCAACTTCAATACGCTCACAAAAGTTGCTATCCAAGATAAGAACTTTATCATCAGTAACCCAAGATGCAGCAATTACAGGAGTTCCCCATATTGTCATACCACCATTAGGATTAACGATAACTGAACCTGAACCTGCGTAGTAACCAGCAGCGATTGTATCTTTTAATAAACGACCTAATTGTTTAGGGCTTACTAAAGCAACTGAAGATACAAAGTTTGCAGTCTTTTGGTTGCCGATATAATCAACTAATTGCTTTAAATCGGTAGTTTCAGCAGTTGTTGTAGAACCTGTTGCAGCAGCAGAAACAGTTGCAAAGAAAGCCGCGTTTTCAGCTTTGAAGAAATCTCTAGTCAACATTCTTGGTAAAGTTGTGCTTAAGAAAGGCAAACTTTTAGCCATTTGTTTTGAGAATGTAGAGAAACCAGCGATGTAATCATTAACCACTTTAACCTCGCTTAATGCGTAGTTATTCTCACCTTTGTTAGAACCTTCAGTTTGTGCAGCAATGTTGTTAGTTGTTGCAGTCTCTTTGTAGAATACATACAAACCACTTTCGCTTCTTACTGTTGGAACTAAATCACGGAAGTTAATTGCTTGACTAGGTAAAACTGAAGCATTAATAGCATAAGATGCTTGAGCATCTCCTGTTAAAGCATTACCTAAAGTCATTGACTTAACATCACGTAAATCTAAACGGAATTTACCATTTGATTTCATTGATTTTTCCATTTCATCCAATTTGCCATCTAATTTTTCAATGATAGCCTCATCTAAAAACTTTACTTGTTTAGATGCGTTTTTCTTTTGTGCAGCAGCTTGAGCATCAAATTGTTTTTGTGCTTCATCTTTTACTACACGGATTTCAGCGTTTGTTGCTTCCAACTTCGCTTCAATACTAGCTTGAAAACCTTTAAGGTTATCAGCCATTTCGTTAATTACTTGTTCCATTTTTACTTTTTTAGTATTTTATTAAATTCTTTAATTGCCTTCAAGATTTCAGCATCATTGTTTTTGATTTCCTCAATTATCGGCTGGGGTGCTTCTGCGACCGCAGTGATTTCTTTAACGATTTCAATCTCCAATAAATCCGCTTGAATCCTTTTTATTTCAATCTCCATCAACGCAAAAGTTTCATCGGTAAATTTACCGCCTTTAAACGCTTTCAAGAGTTTTTCTAGCCTGTTTGCTAATTGTTCTTTCTTTACTTCACTCTTTACTGAAATGGTTGGTGTTTCAGGGTTTGCTGCCCATAATACCGCACTACCTTCATAAAGTTTAAGTTCAGTAATTGTTCTTACTCCATCCTTACCTACGCTTGAATTTATTGTAGTAAATCCAATTGAATGCTGATTGATTAAACCTGCATCGTACATCTTCATTATATCTTCACCTGTTTCGGTCATTACTATTGGAGTAATTGCAATAAGCATATCACCTTCAACATATAATTGTTCAGGCTTACCAATTACCGCTTCCATTTCAGCACAATGGTCAACTAAAGACCATATTAAGTTTTTACCTGCTGGACCTCTTTCGCTTAAAGTCTTTGTGAATGCTTCAGGAACGATAATATCATTGTCTAAATCTACATTACCTGTTCTTGCCCAAACGGCTTTTACTCTGCGTTGTTCGGTATCTACATCCATTACTTCGTAGCCGATGTCTTGTTTTTCAACAATTAAATCTTTTGATGCGTAAGTTTTCATATTTACAAAGTTATATTTTTTTTTATTATCCTAATGATTGTGCAATTAATTGTGTAATATCCATAAGATACCTATCACTTAAAAGATTGTGCATATAGCCAACATCTCCTTTTGGCGGATGCGATTGATAGGTTTTTAGTTTCCCTTTAGAATCTCTTTGTGCCTCAAATCCAATAGTGCATCGGCAGTTTATTACATCTCCAGCACTTCCACTTGGGTCGCAAGGGTGCAACATTGCTTCATTGAATCCTTTTTTACTTTTTACCTCAAAGTATTCATCCATTTCAACTTTCTTTCCGTCCATATGATAATGGTCAAATTGGTCTTGTGGCAATCTTCTTGTTCTAGCATCCTTTGATGCAATCCATTCTTTCATTGTTACTAATCCTGTACTTACCGCACCAACCATTGAGCCTATATTGGCAGCCCTACCTGTTTCGGTTCTAGCAATCATTTCAGCACGATAAGCGGTTATATCAGCCGTTCTTAACAATTTAATTGATTCAGGAAGTGTTAAGTTTTCTTCTGCTGATTGTATTAAAAATCTTCTAATTTGCTCTTTTGTTGTTTCCGTTATTTCAGCAGCCGTTTCGCTTAATCCTTTGCGTTCTAAATATTGAAGGATAACATATGCAAATAAATCGGTCTCCGCTGATTTAACCTCCAATGCCTCGTAAATGCCCTTTACAGACCTTTTAACGACTTTACTTGATATTTGAGCCATCTTTACACCCATAGCCAAATGTAGCTTTTGTATAGTCTTTTTAATGGCTTTATCGCTAATTGCGTTATAGTCTAATGTACGACAATAGGTGTTCACCTGATTTTGTAGTTCTTTTTTGAACTTCGGTGAGTATTGCTTTAATGCGTTGGCATATAATTTTTTATAATCTTGCCAAATCATTTTATGGATTTAGGTTATCAGGAATATTCAAAGGTTGGAATTGGTCAATAGTTTGCAATCCTGTTGGGATATAAAGTTTCTCCAATTCTTCAGTAGGAATATAATCAGGCACTTCAATATTCATTATATCTAACTTTTGTTTAGGGCTTATCCACCACGCAGTATTTAACCACGCAGTTTGCTCGGCTTTATTTGCTTCTAATTCTCCGTAAATTGAAATGTCATAATCAACATAAAGATTTGTTCCTTTATAACCCCAATCGGTGTGTAGTTTCCTATTAAGGTTTTCAGTTAATGCGTTAAGTAATGGGATGGCACAACGAAGCGTTAATGCCTTTTCCCCTTCTCTTTGATTGTTATAGGTCTTTGAATCGCTATCGTTTAAAAGTTGACTAGGTACTCCGTAGATATTACAAAGTGCTTTTAAATCCCATTTTTCCGATTCAATGATATTAAGTTCCACAGGGCTTAAACCGATTTGTTTCCAATCTACTTTATAACCTGATACTGCAATTGAGTTAAAGTTAGCTGCACCAC